GCTTCAGCGCGACGGCCAGCTTCATCACCGTCGCGACCGCTTCCGGCGGAAGGCTGGCCACCAGCCCGGCCGCCGCGTTCACCAGCGTCAGCATCCCCGGCCCGGCCGCAGCCGCCGCCTGCACCAGCGTGGTCACCGCGTCGGAGATGTTCGACAGGGTCTCCCGCAGTGCAGGCCCGTTGGAATGCGCGTACTCCATGAACGCCTGGACGGGGCCGCCCGCATCCCCCTCCGACAGGGCCCGCATGAAGTGGATTGACCCGTCGACGGCGTCCTTCAGCGACTCGTTCGCGAACGACGACATGCGGTCCGCGAGCGCGTCAAAACCGGGCGAGGCCACCGCCCCGCCCGCCACCGTCACCAGCCGGTTCAACTGGGACGAGGCGCCCTTCGTCATGTCCGTCAGCCGCGGGATCATCGCGTCGAGGACCGTGAAGCTCTTCTCGATCGGCACCATCGTGAAGCCGGCCATCTCGTCCGACCACGCCGAGAAGTCGTCCTTCAGTGTCTGCAGGCCGACGGCCGCGCGAGCGGTCGCGGCGGGCATCGACGCGAACGTGGTGGTTACGGCGGCGGCCGCCATCGCCGCCTGCTTCGAGCCGACCCCGTACTGAGCGACGGACTCGTTGTACTTGTCCTGCGCCTTCGACGCCTCCGACAGGTGCAAGGCCTGACCGGCGACGGCCGCACCGAACGCGGCCACGGCCACGCCGGCGGCGGACGCTTTCACTGCGACCGGTGCCAGCGCCGCAGCGAGGGGGGCGGCTGCAGCGGCGAGGGGTATGAGGGAGCCGGTGACGCCGCCGAGGGATGCGGACACCCGGTTCATGGCCCCGGACATGGCGTTGCCCTCGGACACGAACTGCCCGGACATGGTCCGGAGCCGGCCCTGGGTGTCACGGAAGGCACGGATGACGTCGCCGTTGTCGGCCCGGATAGTGATCGTTACGTCGTCTCCGGCCACAGTTCATCTCCTTCCGTGACGTCGTCGGGTGTGCCGAGGGCTTCGATGCTGAGCAGCCTGAGCAGGCGCACGTCCTCCTGCAGCAGGGTGGTGAGGGTGTAGCCGGGGAACCGTTTGAGCAGGCCGAGGAGCTGGCGGGCGTAGGTCAGCTCGCCTGGCTCTCGGACAAGGGAGCCATCGGAATTGCGGGCGCCGGGGAGGTCTCTCCAGAGCTGGAGCTCTCGGGCAAAGGGTCGCTGTCGGCAACCCCCATGAGGGACTCGATCCACTGGTTGTTCATGGCGCGGACGAGGGCCTGGTCGGCCCACTGCATGGACTCCGCGGTGGGTGGGAGGGGCTGCCCGTTGTAGGTGAGGTTCCATGAGACGAGCGACTCGAAGAAGCGGCCGAGGGTCTGGCCGACGCCTTCGCCGTCTCCGCCGTCCATGCCGGTGGCGCGGAGGTATTCGGCGATGGACATGCCGCGGACTTCGGCTTCGGCGCCGTGGTACTTGTGGTCGGGCTTGAACCGGACCGGCACGGTCGCGGGTGCTGCTTCGTATCCCATGGAACGCTCCTCGATGTGGGCAGGGTGGATTGGTCCGGTCACGCCCAGGTGGGAACGGTGCCGTCGGAGAGGGAAAAGGGTGCCGACCACGTGAACTCGCCGGACTGTGCCCGGGTCAGGCCGTAGTCGGTGATGATGCACTCGTTGGCCAGGGTCTGCGCTGCGATCGCGATGGACACCGTGCGGTTGCTCGACGTCGACGACACGGTCTTCAGGACGGCGTGGGAGGACGTCGTCGCGGTCGGGTTGAACACGCCGTTGAAGGTGCCGGAGAAGTCCGCCAGGAGCAGGAGCCGCTCGATCGCGGACTTGTCGATGCCGGTGATGTCCTGGACGCCGCGCGGCATGGTCCAGTCGAGGTTGGTGGTGTCGTTGCGGAGGTCCCGGGCGGTGCCCGCCGAGTCGTCCACGGAGAATGTCGTCCAGCCGAGGCCGTTCTGCTTTGCCATGATTCACACCCTTCTGTTCGTTTCGGGGCTAGCCCCGGCGGCGGTCCTCGTCGAACCGGCCGAACTCTTCCTGCATGTGCTCCACCCAGTCCGCCGGCCGCGTATGCACCCGACGCCGCCCGGTCGGGTTCCCCCGGAAGTCCCCGTCCCGGACGAGGTACAGCTCCGGCCGGGACTGGTGCTCGGCGAAACAGCGCTGGCCGCTCTCGAACCGGAACACCGTCAAACCGGCCGCCGTGCTCTGCTCCTTGAAGGTGCGGCCCGCGGTCTGCCGGATGTACGCCGCCTGCTGCTTGCCCAGGTCGGTGGACTCGTCGATGACGGACTCCCAGCCGTACCGCCACGCCACACACCCGGCGCGTTCGCACGCGGACTTCAGCTGCCGGTCCGGGCGCGAGCGCACCGTGAACGTCTGGTACGCCTCACGCGGACCCTGCGGCGGGAGCCTGTTCGGTTCACCCATCACGCCTCCTTAGAAGACCGTCGAGACGTCGTTACGGGCCACGGCCACCGCGAACTGCGCGTTGGTGAAAGTCCCGGTGGTGACGACGCGGAGGTAGCGCTCCACCGTCTGCGTCCGCGACGTCTGGATCCGCTCCGCCGTGATCCCCGTAGCCGCCGTGAACGCCCCGCCGGTGACGTCGGCCCACGCATCCCCGGCGCCGTTGTCGGAGGACTCCTGCAGCTTCACCGTCACGCTGGTGCCGGTGAGCGCGAACACGTGCAGGTAGGCCTGCAACCCGAACGCCGTCGACCCGACCCCGAAATCACGCGACGACCCGTTCGTGCCCGTGGTGTCCGTGCGGATCCCGGCCGTCAACATGTCGCACCACTCCAGGCCGAACGCGTTGGCCTGCGAGGACACGCTGATCGTCATCGACCCGTCCTGCGCCCTCGTCGGGTTGTAGTCGATCTGCTTCGCGACCATGCACGCCGCCGGCGCTCCGATGCTCGCCGCGGTCACCCACATCACGTGCCGGTCCGTGGTGGGCCGCGTCGACAGCACCGCGTGCGAGTGGTCGGTGGTGGTGCCGGGGATGTCGGTGGCCTTCTCCGTGTTGAAGAAGCTCGTCCACGACAGGCGGCCGTCGCGGAGCAGGCCGAGCCGCTCGAAGGCCGACTTGTCGATGCCGGTCACATCCTGTGTCCCGGCGACACCGCCGCCCATCTCGTTCGCGGCGCCGGTATCACCGGAGAGGTTGTAGCCCCCCAAGTAGAAGTTCTGCGCCAGGCCACTGGACTTAGCCACCTATGCCACCTCGTTCCAGACGTCGTTCAAGATCAGGGGGATGGTGAGCGTGGCCACCCGGTACGTCGTCGAGTCGAGGCGCGTGTAGCCGAACTTGGCGCGCAGCCGCTCGCCGTGCGCGCCGAGAAGGTCGATGTTCGCGACGGTGCCGCCGAGTTCGAAGTCGCCGCAGTAGGCGTTGAAGAGGCTGCTCACGGCGCCGGTCACCGCGAGGTCGACGTCGCCTTCGGGCTGGGTGTCGGCGGGCATGAACACGCGCCCGTTCAGCTCCAGTCGGGCCGAGGCCGTGGCCAGTCCGGACCGGGCCGGGAGCGTGACCACGTCGGCCACCCACACGGCATACGTCAGCCCCGACCCGGGCGCCGACACAGGCTCGTGATCGAGTACCTGCCCGAACGAGCCCAGTGCTTGGGCGTGGCTCATGACGGCCGCGCGGTAGGAGATGAGGTCAAGGTCGGTCATGGCGCCTCACATCCGGCCCGTGTAGCGGCGCAGGAGGCGTTCGCCGATGCCGCGCTTGCGCTCGTTCAGCAGGCGCCGGGTGACCGTCCAGTGGTCGTAGCCCTTGAACTTCGTCACCGGGTAGTTCCGGGATCCGACCCCCGCCAGCCACGCCCCGTAGATCACACGGTTGTCCCAGATCGTGTTCCGGTTGATGACCTCGCACCGGGACTCGTAGTAGCCCGTCGGGTTGCGGAACACGCGGTGCATCTGCTCGCGGAGAATGTTCAGGCCGTCCTCGGCGAGCCGGTGCTCCAGCTCGTCGACGTAGGCGTTCGCCGCGGACCGGGCCCGCCCGTCGAACATGGGGCCGCGGCTGCTGGTGGACACGTCGAGTCTCATACCGACCTCACCCGCCCCTTACGGCCGTGCGAGGTGTACACGCGGTCCCGTAGATCCGCGAGGCCCTTGCCGGACGTCTCCCGCTCGCCTTCGCCCGTGCCGGCCGTCCGCGCGTACCCCGAGCGGCCCTGCAGCAGCGACGTGAGGGCCTCGGCGATGACGAGCTGCCGGATCGGGCCGGGCGGGTCGAAGCGGTACACCGTGCTGTTGGTGGCGTGCGCGGCTGCTGTGGTGCCGAGCGCCCCCCGGGTGACGGTCAGCGTGCGGGGTGCGTAGATCGTGGCGCCGACGGTGTGCGCGGCGATCGTCGTCCCGTCCCAAGCGCGGGTGACGATCAGGTTGTTCGCGGCGATCTCGTCGATGCGCATCTTCTCCGCGTCAACGAGGATCACCTCGCCGACCGCGAACACGGCGCCGGACTGGACGGCGACGGTGACGGAGTTGTTGACGTTGGTCAGGCCGCTCCCGCCGAGGGTCTGCCCGGTGGCCAGCTGGGTGCGCTCCTTGATGAGCATCCGCTCGGAGTCAACCCGCAGGATCGAACCCACCCCGACGACCGCCGAGGTGGCGCCGTTGACGTCGATGGCGGTCTCGGAGTCGTCGAGGATCTCCGCGAGCGCCCCGACGCTGGTCTCGGTGAGGCGGTAGCCCCACAGGCCGGCGATCTGAATATCGCGCTGGTGGGTGTCGCCGCCGCCGAAGGACGCGTCCGAGCCGAGGCCGATCTCGACGCGGTTGTACGGGGGCCCGTAGTCGACCGGCTCCAGCAGGTACTCGCCGTCGGCGAGCGTGACCCCGCCGGAGGCGACGCTTGCGACGGTGATGAGTTCCTGGTCGTTGAGCCACAGCCGGTAGGACGTACCGGACTGGGGGTTGGGCCAGTCGAAGTAGCGGGTGCCCTGTACCGGGTAGAAGCGACGGTGGCAGAGGTCTTCGATCGCGCGGGAGGCGTCCTCGATGGCCCGGTCCACGCGCGTGTTGGCGCGGGCCGTCTCCTTCACGTCGAGCTCCGTCTTGACCTCTTCGCGCGTGGCGTACCAGATGCCCTCGGGGCTGGTGTTGGTCTGCTCGGCGGAGGCGGGCGCGGACACGGTGATGGTCTCGGTCGCCGTGACCGGGCTGCCGGAGGCGAGGCCCGACCAGGTCGCGAGGTAGGCGCCCGGGGTGAGTGACGAGGACGGTGTCCAGGCGTAGCCGTAGGAACCGGTCGCGGGGTGGGTGACGCCGCTGGTGGTGGCGGCGAGTGCCGTGGATCCGGTGGCGATCGAGGTGACGGCGATGGTGGGGGTGGCGTCGAGGTCGGTGAGCTGGCCGCCTACGAAGTCGTAGAACTGGCCGAGGAGGCTGACGCTCTGGCCTGCGATGACGTTGGTCATGCGGGCTCACCCCCGATGTTCTCCAGCCGCAGCCTGAACGGGTACGTCGGGTGGGCGTAGACGATGTTCCCGGGGCCGGTGCCGAGGCCCTTGTGGACGAGTGCGACCGTCACCTGCCCGCCGCTGATGTGACCGGAGGCGACTGTGAACAGCTCGGGGTTGTTCAGCGACCCGTAGGTCCGGCTGGGGTACATCGACGGGTTGCCCTCGTCCGGTGCGGTGGCCGACTCCGACGTCGCGTACAGGGCGATCGAGCCGCCGGAGTCGAGCAACGCCCAGTCCAGGAAGTGCGAGCCGATGTACATGCAGTTGCCGCACACGCGGATCCGGTCGCCCGCGCTCGCGGCGATCGAGCACTTCAGCTGGGTACCTGCCGAGGTCTGGACGACTGTCCATGCCGCTGCGGCAGGCAGCCCACTGAGGTCGTCGTTGATGACCCGCACTCTCGCGGTCCGGATACGGAACCTGTCGACATACGCCTTGCGGGCGCCCTGGTTGTCGAACGCGGGGTCGACGGCCGGGAAGACGGGGATGTGCGTGTTGAACGTCTTCTCCCCGTTGACGACTTGGTCGCCTTCGAGGGCGACCGCGCCAATGCTGGCGGGGGTGGGCAGGCCGGGGGTGCCGTGGGTGTGGTTGCCGCGCGCGTAGGCGGCACTGTTCCCGGCGGCGGCGCCTTGTCCGTAGGAGGTCTCCGCGACGACCGTGTCGGACGGTGTGCCCGTCCCCGCCCCGGCCACGGCGGCAAGGACGAACGCCTTCGAGGCGGCGGACTGGTCCGTGTCCGGGGAGGAGTCGTTGAGGACCAGGTCGCCGGTCATGGTGTCGCCCGCGACGTCGACCTTGCGGGCGTCACCGGTGGTCGATACGTAGCCGGTTGCGGTCATCGTCTCCTCCTCCCTGGTCTCGTCGTCGGGTACTGCTACTCGTCAGCGGAGCCGGTCTCCGACGTGTCGTCCGTCTGGCCGCCATCCGCAGAATCGGCAGAAGAGCCCGAGGTCCCGCTCGGGTCCTTGGGTGAGCGGCTCACCGTCTTCCGGGCACGCTTCGGGGCCTGCTTGTCGCTCGGCTCGGGCGTCGGCGATGGCTTCTCCGACGATGTCGAGGTATCCGCGCCAGCTGATACGTCCTCACCGCCTTCCACCTCGTCGACGGGCG